TTGCAGCTGAAGTCGGTATCCCACTTATGGAATGGCAGAAGTTTGTTGCAATTCATGGGCACAAGATCAAGCCAGATGGTAGATGGCATCATTCTGAGAATGGTTTAGTCATAGCCAGGCAGAATGGCAAGTCCACATTCATGATGCTTAGAATGCTGACAGGTGCTTACGTCTGGGGCGAAGGCTTACAACTTGCATCTGCTCATAGACTTACAACATCCCTGGAAACCTTTAGACAAATAATTGCGTTGGTAGAGGAAAATGACAAACTTGCATCTGAGGTTAAGAAGATTCGATGGCAACATGGTGCAGAAGAATTGGAACTTAAGGGAAATCGAAGAATTGTAATTAAAGCCTCTAACAATGCTGCAAGAGGTATAGCAAAACCTGAAACAATTCATATGGATGAGTTACGCGAATACAAAGATGAAGATGCGTGGTCATCAATGCGTTATTCAATGATGAGTGCCAAGAATCCGCAAACATGGATTTATAGCAACGCTGGCGACCAACACAGCATAGTTTTGAATTCTTTGAGATCGCGTGCGCTCGCTGCTGCCGGCGGTGCAAATGATGATATTGGTTGGTTTGAATGGAGCGCAGAACCTAACGCTCCTATCACACTTCCGTCAGGTGAGCCGAACTGGGATGCGTTCGCTCAAGCCAACCCCTCACTTGGAATAACAATCCATCCTGACAATTTGCGATCCGTAATCAATGATCCACCGGACATTGTGCGAACTGAAGTTTTATGTCAATGGGTAGATACAATTAATTCAGTGGTCGATGCACAAAAATGGCAATCATGCGCTATTGAGCCAATTCCACTAGATCCAGAGAAAACAATGTGGATGGGATTAGATTTAAGCCCGGATCGTAAGTTTGGAGCATTAGTCGCTGCTCAAAGATTGCCAGGAGAGAGATTCTATGTGCAACTGCTCCATACCTGGTCAAATGACTTCTCATTAAACGATTTAGCAATTGCTAATGATGTTGCGCCTTATTATCGAAAATATCAGGTAGAAACTATTGCTTATTCCAAAAGAACAGCAGCCGCCGTTGCCAGTCGATTACAACAAGCCGGAATTCCTACGACCGATATGGATGGGGCGGTTTACAGCGAATCCTGCGACAGATGGCTTGGAGCGATCAATTCTCACAGATTACAGCATGGAAATTCAGAAGAATTGACTCAACAAGTTTTATCGGCTGCTAGATTGCCATTTGGCGATGGTGCTTGGATTATTGGTAGAAGGGCATCAAGAGTTGCAGTTTGTGCCGCAGTTGCCACTGCTTTGGTTTCATATTTTGCGACACAGGTTGAAACGGAAATTGACATACAAATCGGATAATTCGTACATAAGGTATAATATACGCCAATGGGACTATTAGATCGTTTTGTTAAAACCACTGCTCCAGCAATTACAATGGATGTTGCGGCAGCCAATACACCTTACAATTTACAGCAATCATTTGGCGGATTGTTCTTAGGTGCACAAAGTGCAAGTCGCGAACAGGCTATGAGTGTGCCCTCGTTGGCCAGGGCAAGAAACATTATCTGCTCAACAATCGGCAGCCTCCCTCTCGAAACTTACAATCACTTTACAAAAGAACATTTAGATCCAAACAGAGTTATTATGCAACCAGATCCTCGAATTGCTGGATCTGCTATTTATGCCTGGATCGCCGAAGATTTATTATTTAAAGGCGTTGCTTATGGTCAGGTTTTAGATTCTTATTCTTCTTCAGATGGTTCTCGAATTCGCGCATGGACGAGAGTTTCTCCAGATCGTGTTACATACAATACAAACGCAGCCCAAACAGAAATTACTGAATATTTAATTGATGGAATGCACATACCAGGATCAGGTATTGGTTCAATCATTGTTTTCTCAGGACTTGATGAAGGTGTACTAAATCGAGCAGGTCGCACCATCAGAGCAGCACAAGAATTAGAAAAGGCTGCTGAATTGTATGCCAAAGAGCCAGTTCCAACAATGGTGCTTAAATCAAATGGAACAAACCTTACTCCAGAGCGAATTACAAAACTTCTGGAATCTTGGAAAGTTGCTCGAAACACAAGAGCGACTGCATTCTTAAATGCTGATGTTGAATTGACTGCACTTGGCTTTGATCCGCAAAAATTACAATTAAACGAAGCACGTCAATATTTAGCAACAGAGATTGCAAGAGCAGTTGGCATTCCAGCATCTTTCGTATCTGCTGAAACTACCAGCATGACATACAGCACGACTGTTATGGAACGCAAAGCCCTTATCGATTTTAGTTTGAGAAATATCATAACTCCAATTGAGCAAAGATTATCAGCCGCTGATTTTGTGCCAAATGGCGTTGAAGTTCGTTTTGATATTGATGATTTCTTACGTGGTTCAGCATTGGAGCGCGCACAAGTTTACGAGATCCTAAACAGAATCGGTGCTATGAGCATCGAACAAATACAAGAGGAGGAGGACTTAATCCGATGAAGATTAGTTTCCCAATTACCCTGACCGCAGCCGATAGCAACAAGCGCACAATATCTGGAAAGATAGTTGCTTGGGATGAGGCCGGTAACACATCTGCTGGAAAGACAATTTTTAGCAAAGACAGCATTGATTTTTCAAAGCCAGTTAAGTTATTACTAGAGCACGATCACACACGCCCAATTGGCAAATTACAAGACATCACTGCTGACAATGAAGGCATACATGCAACTTTTAAACTTGCAAAAACTTTTGCTGCGGATGACGCATTGGAGGAGGCTGCAACTGGACTTCGTGATGGTTTCTCAGTAGGCATCTTGGTTGATGCTTGGGATAACAAAAACGGCGCGATGATTATTACAGCATCGACCCTAAAAGAAGTTTCTCTAGTTTCAGAGCCAGCAATAGATTCTGCACGTGTCACTGAAGTGGCAGCAAGCGAAGCAGAAGCAACACCAGAGAATTCCGAAGCAACCGCTACGGATGAAAAACCACAGGAGGACACAGTGTCTGAAATTACTTCAGAAGCCCCTATCGCATCCGAAGCGGTAGAAGCGGCAAAGACTGAGCCAGTGGCCGTAAGTGCAGCAACACCAGTTGCTTACACAAAGCCACGCTCACCAATCACAAGCAAAGCAACATACCTAGAGCACTCAGTTCGTGCAGCACTAGGAAACGATGACAGCAAGATGTACGTACGCGCTGCTGATGACACAACATCAAACAACGCAGGACTTGTACCAACACGTCAATTGACAGAAATCATTAACCCACTTTCAAACGCAGATCGTCCAGCAGTTCAAAGCGTTTCCCAGGGTGTGCTTCCTGACGCTGGCATGTCTTTTGAAATTCCTAAGATCACAGTTGTACCAGTGGTTCAAGAAGAAACAGAAGCAGATGCAATTATCGAAACAGGATTAACAAACTCATTCTTAACTGTAAACGTTAAGAAGTATGCTGGCGGACAAACTTTCTCAGTTGAGTTGTTAGATCGCTCATCACCAGCATTCTTTGACGAGTTAGTTCGTCAAATGGAGTTCGCTTACGCAAAGGCAACAGATGTTGCAGTTATTGCTGGCTTAGTTGCTGGCGGAACAGATGGCGGAAACCGTACACTAGATGCAGCAGGACTTCTTGATTTCGTATCAGATGGATCTGTTTCAATCTACAAGAACACACTTGGAACAGCAACAAACATCCTAGTTTCACCAGAGCAATACGGTGCAATTATGAACCTTGCTGACAATGGTCGCCCAATTTACCAAAACCTAATTGGCAACCAAAATCAAGGTGGAAATCTATCTGGTCAATCACTAGGCGGAAACTTGCTTGGATTAAACCTTCGAGTATCTCGCAACATGGCAGTTGGCGCACCAACAGCAGATGATTCATTAATCCTAATCAACCCAGATTCATACACATGGTACGAGTCAGCACGCACCCGTCTACAAACCAACGTTGCCCTAAATGGTCAAATTGAGGTTTCTTACTACGGATACGGCGCACTAGCAACAAAGGTAGGCGCAGGCGCATACCGATTCATGGTTGCATAGTCAGTAAGTAAATCAGTGCCGGGGGTTGCTCCCGATCTCCGGCATCTTTTAATGGGAGTTTAGAGAGGAAGATATGCCATCGATTATCACAGCCACCGAGTTGCGGTCAGTGCTTGGCGTATCTTCATCTCTTTATTCCGACAGTTATTTAAATGAAATAATCGATACCGCAGAAGGCGTGATCCTTCCAATGTTAGTTACATTCAAAAGCCCTATTCAAGAGGCAACATTAACTGACAATGTAGCAACTTTTACAACACTTGGAATTCATGAATTTACAACTGGACAATCAGTTGTCATCGCAGGATGTGGAACACCTTACAATGGAACACGCACAATCTTGGCAGATAATCTTGGACAATATACATTCTCATGCTCCATTACAAACGCAAATGTTGCGAGCGCAAATATCATTCCATCCGGAACTGCAACCCTTTCAGGTGCTTCAACTTATGTGGGAAACCAACCAGTCCGGTCAGCAACTTTCGCAGTATCTTTAGAAGTATTCCAATCTCGCCTTGCAGGAGGAGGTCAGATTGAAGGCGTAGATTTTACAGCGACTCCTTTTAGAATGGGTCGATCATTATTTAATCGATGCGTTGGATTACTAGGCGCATACATAGATGTTGAAAGCATGGCTCAATAATGCCATCAACAATTCTTTCATCAGTTAGACAACCTTTAGCAACAGCACTTGCCACAGTAGCAGGCAACGTTTACGCATTTGTACCAGAAAGCGTTATTCCGCCGGCAGTCGTAATTGTGCCAGATAGCCCATACCTAGAATTAGAAACAATTAGCAAATCCGCTATCCGCACAAAGATCAATATGACAATTTCAGTAGCAGTTGCTTACAACTCAAATCCAGCAAGCCTGGACAATATTGAGCAACTCATTCTAAGTGTTCTCGCAGTTATCCCAGCAGGATACATCGTGAGTTCGGTCGAAAGACCAACAGTTACACAAGTTGGAGCAAGTACTCTGCTTATTGCAGATGTTCGAGTTTCTACCTATTACACACAAACCGCATAAGGAGAAATCATGGCCACACAGGTAATAACAGGTCGCGATGTTTCGTTGTCTTTCACAGGTGGAACAGACATCGAAGCACAAGCGACAAACGCAGTTCTAACCAAAGAGTTTGATCGTCAAACCTACCAGACGCTTGATGGCGAAGCCTACAAAGTCGTAAATTCGACTGGAACATTCCAATTAGACATGCTTGCTGATTGGGGTAAGACAGGATCAGTATGTGAGGCAATTTGGACAGCATGTGATACATCACCAAACTCAGAAATTAGCATTACACTAACAGCAGCAACTGGAGCACAATTCGTGTTCCCAGTATTGCCAGTTTACCCAACCGCAGGTGGCTCAGGAGTAGATGCACAAACAGTGTCATTTACATTCCCAGTTGCACGTGGCGAAGTTACTGAAACATTTAGTTAAGAAATAAAACGGGAGCAAACAAATGAAATTACCAATCACAATTGAATACAACTCAGGAGAGCAAGCAACATTCGTAGCCCAACCTCCTGAGTGGGCAAAATGGGAAAAACAGACAGGAAACACAATTGGTCAGGCTCAAGACAAAATGGGTATCTGGGATCTTATGTTTCTTGCCTATCATGCTCATAAGCGTGAACTGGGTGGCAAACCTGTTAAACCCATTGAGGCTTGGATGGACACAGTTGCCGATGTAGTAGTCGGTGATGGTGGCGACCCAAAAGTCATCCAGAAGGAAGCATAAGTCGTTTATTGGTTCAGTTGGCAATAGCCACACAAATACCAATGAGTGAATGGATTGAAGCAGAAGACATAATTACGGCGATCGAGATATTGGAGAAACGGAATGGCAACTAACACCGAACCTCTAATTGTCTATGACAAAAGAGAACTTGCTCAATTTTCTAAAGTTATCAGAAAAATGAGTGAAATTGCCGTAAAGGAAACTAAACGCCGAGTTGGTGAATTAGCGCAAAGAGAATTAAAAGAAATCCAAAACATTGCATCTAGTCGCGGTAAAGTTGCTGATCGAATTGCGCAAGGCGGCAAAGTTAAAAAATCATCTGTACTTGGTGAAATTTCTTTTGGTTTTGCTTCACAAAGATTTTCCGGTGGTGCCACTACCCAATTTAATACTAGGAATGATCCACGCGGAAATAGAAAAGGCATTGGCGGTGGTGCTGAATTTGGTTCAAAAAGTTATCCTCAATTTCCAAGATGGAGTGGCCCTATGCCTAAAGGCCCTGGATCTCGTGGATGGTTTATCTACCCAACAGTAAGACATTTACAACCAACTATAATTAAAGAGTTCGAAGATATAATCTTGGATATAAGAAAAGAGTTTGCCGATGGCTAGTAGAACCTTAACCCTTGCTCTTGCAGCAGATATTGATAATCTTAAAAAAGGTTTAGATGATGCTAATAAGGTTGTAAATAACTCAGCCGATAAGATTACAGATTTTGGTAAAAAGGCAGCATTGGCATTTGTCGCCGCTGGAGCAGCCGTTGGGGCATTTGCCGCATCTTCTGTTCGTGCAGCCGCTGAAGATGAAAAAAGCCGTAAAACTCTTGAACAAACTATTAGATCTAATACAAAGGCTACTGACGATCAAATTAAATCAATTGATACTTATATTTCCAAACAATCAATTGCAACCGCGACAACCGATGACATATTAAGACCTGCTCTTGGTAGGTTAATTAGATCGACAAACGATGTTGAAAAAGCGCAAGATTTATTAACTCTTTCACAAGAAATTTCAATTGCAACAGGCAAGCCTCTTGAATTAGTAGCAAATGCTTTAGGTAAAAGTTTTGATGGGCAAAATACCGCTTTAGGTAAGTTAGGTTTAGGTATTGATGCAGCCACATTAAAGACTGGTTCACATGAAGAAATAATGCAGGAGTTAAAGGAAACATATAAAGGTTTTATTGAAAATGAAGCAACCAACGCTGAATTCAAATTTAAACAAATTTCAATTGCGACACAGGAGGCCAAAGAAAGTATTGGCGCAGCCTTGTTGCCAATAATTAAAGAATTTTCTGATTTCATTATTGAAAGTGTAGTTCCAAACATTAATTTATTTGTTGATGGATTAACAAATGTAAAATTAGAAGGCAAAGAGGCGGGAAATAGAGCCTATGAATTTGGACAACAAGTTCGCGGAATTATTGAGTGGTTAATAGATGCTAAAGATGAATTAATTGAGATTGGTAAAATTATAGGTTTTGTATTTGTTGCTTCAAAAATCTACACATACATAACTGCTTTGATGGGGTTAGTTGCAGCATTCAAAGCAATTCAAGCGGCAGCATCTTTAGCGGCCGTAGCCTCAGCATTTGCCACAGGAGGCGTGTCAGTAGGTACAGCAGCAGTTGCATTAGCCGGCGCTGGTATTGCAGCAGGTATAGCAAACACTGCCGTTAATGGAACTAATACTGCTCAATCTATGAATAAGACTTCAGCAACCGCTCAACAATTAGCAGCGGGCGCTGCAAGGGCTGGCACAACAGTAAATAACATAACAGTAAATGGAGCAATTGATAGTGCTGGAACTGCTAGAGCAGTTGCAAATGTTTTAAACAATGAAGCCACAACTGCTGGATCATTTAATGGACTTGGTAGAAACAGATTTGGTTTGGGTGACTAAAGTTGGCTTTAACACCACAGACTACAGTTTTAATTGATGGCGTTCCCTATGAGGGCAATACCATTAACCAAATTACAATTAATTATGGTCGCAACGTTGTCTGGGAACAACCACGATCATCTTATGCTCAAATATCTTTATACAACCCAACAAACACTGAATGGATATTTGATTTAAACTCAACAGTAATTGTTAAAACTGAAAACGCTACTGGAACAGATAGAACATTATTTACAGGAAAGATTAAATCAATTGGCGGAGGAATGGCAGCCGCTGGATCGATTGCTGATGTTGGATTAGTTGAGATTAGCGCATCAGGAGTATTCGCTGAAATGAACCGAATCAACATCGGTGGATCTAACTATCCAAAAGAATACGATGATGACAGAATGGATCGCATATTTACTGAGGCAGGAGTTTCAGTTGATGTTGTAGATACACCAGGCGTTTATGAATTTGATGCAAGATCAGGCAGTACAGCAACCTCTTATTTCCTAGCCTCTAAATATGCTGACATGGCGTTTGGATACATCTATGAAACTACAGATGGCAAAGTTGGATATGCCAATGAGAGCCGTAGGACAGTTGAGGCGCAAACTTATGGATATTGGGAAATCCCACAAAACTATATTCAGGCATTTTCGATAACATCACAAAAAACTGCCATCGATGTTATTAACTCAATTTATTTAACTTATGGATCAAATAACAGCACTACCGCATCATCCAGTGGATCAATTACTACATATGGAGAAATAGCAGCCTCGATCCTGACTGAACTTCATAACACCGCAGAAGCCGAATATCAGGCAAGCAGATATATTGCCCTTAAAGCCAATCCTGAAACCAACATCAAAGCCTTCACAGTCGCTCTTACAAACCCTAATCTTTCAAATGCCGATATTGATACATTCCTTCAAATGTATATGGGTAAGCCAATCGAGATCAATGATCTGCCCAAGTCTATTATTCACACCAATTATCAAGGCTTTGTCGAGGGTTGGACTTGGAGTATATCCAGAACCAACATCTCAATTTCAGTCAATTCCACATCATCAATTTTCAGCCTCACACCTATTAGATGGCAGGATGTTTCTGCTGCTCTTACATGGTCGGCGGTTGATCCTACGATACAATGGTCTAATTACAACTAAGGAGCACAATGGCACTATCACCCAATTATTCATGGACTGAACCTAACGACAGTGATTTCGTTAAGAATGGCGCAGATGCAATGCGTGTTTTGGGTAATGCCATCGACACCACAGTTAATAAAATTGAGAGTTCTAAAGGCGAAATCGTTCATTCATTCCTATTGATGGGGGCTTAATTCATGGCAACAACAGTCTATAAAGTATTGGGGCAAGTTGCTCCATCAGCGACAACAGAAACTGATCTTTACACAGTGCCAGCCGCTACTGAAACGATCGTATCAACTTTGGTCGTAGCAAACAGAGCAGCAACTTCAGCGACTTACAGAATCTCAGTATCAGTCAATGGTGCAGCGACTGCTACAAAAGATTACATTGTTTACGATGCTTCAGTTGTTGGAAATGGTATTACTTCGTTTACTCTTGGTTTAACAGTGGATGCTACTGATAAAATTAGAGTTTATTCATCATCAGCAAACCTTTCATTTAATTTATTTGGAAGCGAGATCGCTTAATGGCTATCAACTCACTTGGTGGATTACCACAGGGAACTTTAATTGGAACACCATTGGCATCTATTCCAGCAGGCATTTCACTTCGTCAAACTTATACGACAACAACAACGGGCATTACTGGATTACCTGATTATGTTTTTGCAGTAATGGTTGGTGGAGGTTGCGGTGGAAAATCTAACAACGCGGCTGCTGGAGGCGGTGGCGGGGCAAGCATTTTGATGGCTTGGATACCAGCACCAACAAAAATAACAATTGGCGCAGGCGGAACTGCATCCGCAGGCACACCTGGACTTGGTGGAAATACTTTTTGCGATACTTTTTCTTCAATTGCTAACTCAGCAGTTGCAACACAATCAGCATCTACCGGTGGACCAGGTGGTCGCGCTGTTGTTTCAAACAATTTTGGTTCAACTAGCAACATTTATTACACCGGTGATGACAGCATCGCATCTGGTGCAGGTGGAAATGGTACAGGAGCGGTGGCGGGAACTTCTGGATTTTTTGCAGGCGGTGGCGGAGGAGCAACCACATCGGCAGCAAGTTCTGGTGGAAGTAGTTTAAAGTTTGGATTTACAGGCGGAACTGGTGCAGGAACTGGAACGACTTGGGGTTCAGGTGGCGGAGCAGGAATTGCTGGAAATGGAAATAATGGTTCTGCATTACTTGGCGGGGCTGGCGGATTAGGCGGAGGCGGTGGAGCAGGGGCTTCTACGGGTTCTGTTGGAGGGGCTGGCGGAGTTGGCGCAGTTCTTCTTTACTGGTAAAGGATAAATAATGGCAAACTATGCAGTGTTAAATGATAATTTAGTAATAAATGTAATTGATGCAGAAACTTTAGAAATTGCTAAAGACGCAACAGGTAAAGAATGCGTTGAATGCGATGGTTCATTCTGGCTTGGTTGGACACGAAGTGGAAAGAAATGGATTGCACCAGTTGAGCAAACCCTGGCTGAGTAAATCCGCAGTTCAATTAAGGGAGCAAATTGATGACTGTTTTCCAGATCGCGACAGACGTTCAGATGGTTGGATAGCGGACGCAAGGCACATGTCTGCTGGCAAATCGGATCACATACCTGATGCCAAAACTTCGGTTGTCAGAGCAATTGATGTAGATAAAGACATCAGCCAAATCAAAGGTTTAATGGTTCACTTAGTTGAGCAATTAAGGCTTTATGGTAAAGCAGATAAAAAGAAACGCATCAATTACATAATCTTTGATGGTAAAATTATGTCTGCTAAAGGAAATTGGAAATACCGGGCTTACACTGGATATAACAAACATGAGCACCATTGCCACATTTCTTTTAGCCCTGCGGGAGATCAGGACAGTTCGTTTTTCGACATCCCACTTCTCGGAGGTAAAGTATGAAACTATCAAAGAAACACAAAGCAGCAATCAAGTCCTATTTGCGAGCAGTAGCGGCATCTGGAATTACAGTTGCTTTAGCAATCGCTGGGGATATCCGTCCCGAGTATGCAGTCCTTCTTGGTGCATTAGTCGGGCCACTAATTAAAGCCATTGATCCTACTTCTGCTAAAGAAGTTGATTATGGTATTGATGCGAAATGACACCCAACGAATGGGTCGCATTAGGTGTTGGTGGATGCGCAATCGCAAGCAGTTTATTGCTGGCTCTGCGCTGGGTTATTAAATCTTATTTAGCCGAACTTAAGCCGAATGGTGGCTCATCAATTAAAGATCAAATTAATCGACTTGAAAAACGTGTCGATGATCTCTTTGTTCTAATCAGTAAGTCATAATTTAAAACATGGCTAACACACGCAAGAAGCAAGCACCTCGCAAAAAAATTGCGAAGAAGCGGATTGTGCGTAAGTCGCCAGAGCCATTATCAAAGATCGATATTCATTACATCGCTTTGCAGGAGTGCTATAAGTCAGCCCGTAAAGCAGGATTTAGTGAAGGTATTGCACTTTGGATGATGACTGAGAAGCACACCTTTCCCGACTGGATTGTCGGCGATGGTGGGATCATACCTTCGATTGATCCAACTGACGATGAGGATTTAGACTGAAGCGTTATC